TAACAATATTTATTTATGTAATACAGCACATACCTCATCAGGTTCACAGCCAATCTCTACAAATGCAGATGCAGCTAAATGGGATTTAATTGTTGATGCAGCAAGTGCTTCTGCCTCTGCAACTGCTGCTGCTGCAAGTGCTGCCGATGCCGCAACATCAGAAACTAATGCAGCTGCAAGTGCTTCTAGTGCGTCAACCTCTGCTACAACTGCAACAACCAAAGCATCAGAAGCTTCGACCTCTGCAACCAATGCTGCAACTTCAGCATCGTCTGCTAGTACATCAGCCTCAAGTGCATCTACATCTGCAAGTACAGCAACAACGAAAGCAAGTGAAGCATCAACTTCTGCAACGAATGCAGCTACATCTGAAACTAATGCTGCAAGCTCTGCGTCAACTGCTTCTAGTGCCGCAACGACAGCAACCACACAGGCAAGTAATGCAAGTACATCAGCGACTAATGCTGCGACAAGTGAAACCAATGCTGCGAGTTCTGCATCAACTGCAAGTACGGCAGCGACTAATGCTGCAACATCAGCGAGTGCTGCGGCCACAAGTGCGACAGCTGCACAAACGGCTGCTGAAAGTATTGATGCTTTCTACTTAGGTGCTTTATCTTCTGATCCAACAGTTGACGGCAATGGTGATCCTGTAACTGCGGGTGATTGGTACTTTAATACTAGCTCTAATGAAACAAGAATTTATAACGGATCAACATGGCAAGTCACAGCTATATCAAGCGCTGGCTTCTTAACTACGGGTGACATCGGCTCGACTGTCCAAGCCTATGATGCGGACACAGCTAAGTATGATGATGTGACTGCTAACTTTACTGGCACACTTCAAAATGGTGGTTCTAATGTAGTGGTTGATTCTGATATTGGTTCAACAGTACAAGCATACGATGCAACGATACTTACATCATCAGATATTGGATCAAGCGTCCAAGCATATGATGCAACGATTGTTGTTGATGCTGACATTGGTGTTACAGTACAAGGTTATGATGCTGATACACTTAAAGCAGATATAGCAGATACATTAACTGCTCCATTTAGAGGTACAGTTACATCAGATAATGACTTATCTTTTGATCTGAATGCAACCAATAACTTCTCATGCACACCTACATCTGGTGCTGCTTTAACTTTTACTAATCACACATCAGGACAATCAGGTTACATCTTGCTAGACAATAGTGCTGGTGTTGCTATTACTGCAGCAGCAACTACTAAGATTACTGCAACTGATCTAACCACTATATCAACTGCTGGTGTTTATCTTGTATCTTATTTTGATAACGGCACTAATGCTTATGTAACTGTTAGTGCAAGTTACAGCTAAGGCCCTACATGAGCCTACTTCAAAACAGTAATGCTATCTCTACAGGAGTAACTGCATACAACCTTACCGATAGTGTACGATTTCGTCAGTCTGCTTCTGCTTATTTAAGTAGGACTAATAGTTCTTCGCCTACTAATGCAAAAATAGGAACTTTGTCTGTATGGGTAAAAAGAGGTTCTTTAGCAACTGGTAATTCCCAGTACATAATGGAAACAGGAACAGGAACAAGTAATAACACTCATTTCCAATTATTTTTTGATACCAGCAATAATTTAAATGCTGGTCAGTATAGTCAAACACCATTTACCAATACTTCTGTTTACTTTCGTGACCCATCTGCTTGGTATCATATTTTTATTGCTTACGATTCAACACAAGGAACTGCTGCTAATAGATTTAAACTTTATGTAAATAATACATTATATTCTAGCACTACAACTATTTCATTAAATAATGAATGGGCAATCTTACAAGCATCACAACTTATTAATATAGGTAGACATACAACAGTAGCCAGACACTTTGATGGTTACATGACAGAATTTAATGTAGTAGACGGACAAGCATTAACCCCATCAGACTTCGGTGAATATGATGACGATACAGGTGTATGGAAACCTAAACGATACACAGGTACTTATGGTACTAATGGTTTCTATTTAGATATGTCAACAAGTGGTTCAACTGTAACTGACCAGTCAGGTAATGGTAATGACTGGACTGCGACTAACATGAACCTGACTACATCTACAGCTACTACATACGATAAGATGACAGATGTACCTACATTAACAGATGAGGATACTGGTAACTTTGCTACATTTAATGCTATAAATAAACCTTCATCTCATACATTATCTAATGATAATTTAACTACGGCAATAACTTCTGTTGGGGGTATAGATTCAACTATAGGAGTATCATCTGGTAAATGGTATTGTGAAGTTACATTAAGTACTGTAGGAACTGATACTCAATTAGGAGTTACAAATATAACAAATGGGTATGTTTCTGCCTATCTTGGTCAATATGCAACATCATGGGGTTGTATTACTTTTAATGGAAATAGAATACATAATGGTAGTCAATCTGCGTATGGTAGTTCTTTTTCTAATGGTGATGTTGGTATGATTGCTTTAGATATGGATACTGGAAAATGGTATTGTGGTAAAAATGGAACATGGTTTGATAGTGGAAATCCAGTTACTGGAACTAATCCTGCTCATACAGGTTTAACAGGAGTGATGAAATTTGCTATAGGTTCTAATAGTTCTTCAGGCAATCATTCTATTAACTTCGGTCAACGCCCATTTGCCTACACACCACCTACAGGATTTAAAAAACTAAATACATATAACTTACCTGATAGTTCTATTAAAGATGGTCGTGAATATTTTGATACTGCTATATGGAATGGAAATGGTACTGCTAGAACTATTGATAACACAATTACTGATGCGAGTGGTGTAGAAACAGGTAAAGCAATTTTATTTAGTCCAGATTTAGTTTGGGTAAAAGGTAGAAGTAATGCTACTTATCACATGATAACTGATTCTGTAAGAGGTGCTACTAAATATTTATATTCTAATGACACACTTGCAGAAGGCACATGGACTGACCAAGTTACTTCATTTAATACTTCTGGTGTAGGTTTTGATTTAGGTGTAGACACTAACAGTACAGTTAATTATTCTGGAAGAACTTTTGTAGGTTGGATTTGGAGAGCATCAGACTCATCTCCTGTAACTAACACGGATGGTTCTATAACATCTACTGTATCTGCCAATACAACATCTGGTTTTAGTGTTGTAACTTATACTGGTACTGGAACTGCTGGAACAATAGGTCATGGACTAGGTTCTGCACCTGAAATGATTATATTAAAAGGTCGTGATGCTAATGCTGGATATGATGATTGGTATGTATATCATAGTTCATTAGGAAATGGTAATAAAATTTTCTTAAATTCAACTGCTGCTTCTTCAGCTACATCTGTTTGGGACAGCACAAGTCCAACTAATGATGTATTTTCAGTAAGAGCAAATACCATTAATACGAGTGGTATTGCCATGGTAGCATACTGCTTTGCAGAAGTAGAAGGATTCAGTAAGTTTGGTTCTTGGGAAACTGTCAATGTTGGTGGAACACCTGCGGCTGGATTTGTATATACAGGATTTAGACCTAAACTTATTATTTGGAAAGCTGCAGATACATCAAGCTCTTATACTTCATGGGGTATGCAAGATACTTCAAGAACAACCTATAATGGTGATAGCGAAACACTACATACTTTGTGGGCAAATCGTAACTACGCAGAAGGAGCAAGAGGTAATGGTAGTTCATCAGGAGCATTAGGTGCAAATGGATTTCAAATAGATTTCTTATCTAATGGTTTCAACATTAAAGGTGGTGGTAATTCTGAGCTAGCATCATCAGGTACTTACATCTACATGGCATGGGCAGAAAGCCCTTTTAAAAATTCTTTAGCGAGGTAAATAAAAATGGCTTATAAACATAACGGAAAAACTCTACAAGTAGGTAGAAGTTTTACTTTAGGTGACATTATGTATCCAGCTAACTGGTTACAAAAGTCTACTGAAGCAGAACGAACTGCTGTAGGTATTACATGGGAAGATGACCCAGTAAGAGCAGATGATACATATTATCAAAATGGTGACATAAACACACCTCATCCATTAGATGATGTATTAGCTGTTGATGAAGATGGACAACCAATTTATGTTCAAGAATGGGATGCTAATGCAGTTACTGCTGATGGTTCACTTGGAGCTTCTGTTAATAAACAACCATTAGAGCAAGCAAAATCATCAGGATTAAAATCAAGAATGACTGCTAAAGTTAAAGAAACTGCTGGTGGTATTCTCGCTAATACTGACTGGTATGTAACTCGTAAAATGGAACGCAATGTTGATATACCATTAGATGTTGCAGAAAAAAGAAGTCATGTTAGAACAGAATGTGATAGACTAGAAGCTGCTATTAATGCAGTCACAACTGTTGAAGAACTGATTACAGTAATGAACTCACAGAACTGGAACATTGAATGACACCGCATGAAGAATTAGTGGCCCACGAAAAGCTCTGTGCTGAGAGATACAGCACGATACACAAGCGCCTCGATCGCATCGAGGCGATGCTTAACAAACTAATATGGGGAATCATGGCTGGCTTCGGTGCTATCGTGGTAGCCGTAGTCATGTCAACATTACATTTATAATGGAGGAAGAACATGGACATTCTAATGGCGGGACTATTCATCATCATTCTAGTAGTGATGGTAGCTTGGATGGCAGAGACACACGAACTGATATGGAAGTGGATCAAGACACAAGTCGTAAGCCTATTCCACTTAGTCAGCGCATTATTACAGATTGTTGTTAAGAAAGTTTGGTCTTGGCTAACAGGGTGGATGAAGTAAGATTATGTTACAGGCCATACTACCACTCATAGGAACTGTGCTTGATCGAGTCATTCCAGATAAGAATGGCGCAGAGAAAGCTAAACAAGAAATAGAAAAGACGCTGATTGATAATGCTGTACAACTCAATTTAGCGCAAGCAGAAACTAATAAGATAGAAGCAGCTCATCGATCTGTATGGGTGGCTGGTTGGAGACCATGCTTAGGTTGGGTGGCAGCATTAGGTTTTGCTTGGGTATTTTTATTACAACCTATTGCACAATGGTTAGTCTTACTGACAGGCCATGAGATTCCACTTCCTGATTTCCAAACAGAAGCATTACTAGAACTTACTTTTGCTATGCTAGGCTTGGCTGGATTAAGAACATATGAGAAGCAGAAAGGTCTGACACATTAGTGCAGCTCTCTGAGCATTTCCATCTTGACGAGTTTACCAAGTCACAAATAGCAGCACGCTTGGGATTCGATAACACCCCAAGTCCTGAGATCATAGAAAACTTAAAGAGGACTGCACATGGAATGGAACTCGTTAGGACTAGGCTGGGCGGACTACCTATTATTATATCTAGTGGCTATAGGTGCTTATCTGTTAACCGCACTCTTGGTAGTAAAGACACGAGCTATCACACATTGGGCCTCGCATGTGACTTTACTTGCCATCGTTTTGGGAGTGTTGACGATGTCTTTGTGGATTTGGTTGGGTCTTCCATAGAGTTTGATAAGCTTATCATTGAATACAATTCCTGGATTCATATTCAATTTCCTAAAGATGGTGAAGAACCTCGAAGACAATCCTATGTGATTGATAAATCAGGTATATCTATTTACAAGCCAAAGATATGATGATATCATCACATAGTAAACTTATGTGAGGATATGTATGACTAAGTATAAATCGGTATTAGTAATATCAGACCTCCACATCCCTTACCATCACAAAGACGCATTCAAATTTTTAACGGCACTTAAAAATAAATATAAGCCTGACCTCGTGGTTAACATTGGCGATGAGTTAGATCAGCATGCCATCAGCATGCATGATCATAACCCCGATCTAATGTCAGCTGGGGATGAGTTGAAATCGTCTCGTGTCTATGTCAAAGAGTTAGAAAAAATTTTTCCTAAGATGATCCTAGTACACTCCAATCATTCATCCTTAGTTTATAGGCGTGCGCTAAAATATGGATTACCGAAGGATTATCTTCGTTCTTATAATGAGTTTCTTGGTGTCGGCAAAGGTTGGGAATGGGTTGATGATTTAACCATTACCTTATCTGATGGCACCCGATGCTTCTTTACTCATGGACTATCCGCCAATGTACTTCAAGTGGCGATGCAATACGGCATGAACTGTGTCCAGGGACACTATCATACTAAGTTTTCTATTGGATACTATTCAAATCCAGATGCTTTAATATGGGGTATGCAAGTTGGTTGTTTAATTAATCAGAAGTCAATGGCATTTGATTATGCTAAAAACTTTAAGACACGATTCATTGTGGGTTGTGGTATGATAATAGAAGGACAACCAAAACTAATGCCAATGGTATTAAAGGATGGTGGAGATTGGATAGGGAAGATAGTTTAGACGTAGAATTTATATCTGAGGCTGACGAGACACAAGCAGAGACGCTTGACAAACTTGTTGGCCGTAAGATATGGAACGTAGAGTTCTTATCTGATGACGAAACTGCCATGATTAAGATATGTTTTTCAGAAAACGAAGAAGATTATCTACTTATTCACTGTCAAGGTGCAGATTTATACCTCGTGGAACCCAAACCTAACGCTCTACATTGATTTGGGTGATACTTACCCCTTACCCACATCACGATCGTGCAATACAGAGCGATTGTGTGCGTTTTAGGTGTATTTAGGTAGAATCCAGACCTGATTTAAGCTAAATATGTCACTAAATGGCACCAAAGTGAGCTTATCTTGTCTATTTGGGCGCTGATATATCTCATACACACCCTTACCTTCCTTGTAATTTTTTTTACTACATTCCTTAATCACTAAATGATGTAGTTGGATTCTGTTTGCAACCACCCAAGTATTGAGTCTTTCAAATACAATGAAGTCTGCTTCACCTTTAATCCATCCTGGGTTGCCACGTACATTCTTACCTTCTACCCATGTTGTTGTTTCATTAGGTTTCTGATCTTGTCTATTAATTTTTTTCATGCCTTTCACATCAAACTTATAGACCTTATCATCGAGCAAATCAAACACTCCTGATACATCCCAATGTTCAAACATATCTTGTTCTTTAGTAGCCATTTGATATTGATGCAGCCATTGCGTTGCAAATCTTTCTTCAATAGTTTTAGCTTTCTCTAAATACAACATGTAAAGTTTTGAGTTGTATGTCATACAACCCCCTTGCGCAATATCATGCGCTTCTGTGTCTCTACTTCATACAATACTTTCTTTATGTCTGCCGTGGATACGCCAGATAAGAAGCAACATAGATCTAGTAACTCATTGTTTTGTGAACTAAGCCATTCAATGGCGCTGCGCTTAATCTTTTTGGGAGTGGTCTTTTGTGTGGCTTCAAACATCGCATTGTTAAGTATGGCCTGGAACAATCTTACTTCATTCCAATAAATATCTGGACTATCTTTAATGTATACAATGTCATCGTTATTCAAGTTAATCTCCTTATATACTTTTCATACATTTACTTATGTTCATACTTTAAATGTTGCCACATAATAGTTATGCAATTAACTATGGAGACTACTATGTGGACAACACCTAAAGCAACCGAAGTTCGTTTCGGTTTTGAAGTAACCATGTACGTTTGCAACAAGTAACGTACAATGATGAGGCTAGTATTACACTAGCCTTTTCAATACATCATCTACTTTATATTTAATATCAAGATGTTGTTTACCTATTAATTTATTTAGGTTCAACTTCACCATCTCAATAATCATTTCACGCTTTTTGGTACCCTCAATCTTCTCATTACCATCAATCAAGCTAATGAGCTTATTGAGTTGATCAAAGAGTTCATCACGATTTTGCATCGGGCGTGGCTCCCTGTTCGGTAGATCGAGGGTCAATGGCTTTTTTGCTGGTAACTTATCCGCCATCGATTTACTTGCCTGGTTACCATCATCATCTTCTGGTGCTATACCTGTCGCTGCCATGATGCTGTAACGTCTTGCATAGGTCAAAGCGCTGCCGTATCCTTGTGGATCCTGTTTGGCTGCGGGGACATGAAGTACGCCACCTGACATGGATTCACCTGACTCATGTAAGAATATAGTTTCCACTTTAACGCCTTGCTCACACTCATGTGTCTTTTGTACTAAAGCTATGCCATGATTGTTTAGTGCATCAATGACAGCTTCAATACATCCAGCCAGATCTACATACTGACTTCTAAAGTGTGGGTTGGTACTGTTTTTAAGAGCTGGCGCAAACTCTTTTTGTGCCTCTACAAAGGCCTTAGCAATCGCCGATATTGTTGTCATTATTACCTCCAAAATATAATTGAATCATTTGCTCACGCTTATCTCTACTTTTAATGTTGCGATAAATTAATTGTAAGAAATTTTCAGTATCTTCAGCGCTAGGTGTCATGCTATGGTCATACTGATTGGAACCATTGTTATTGATATCACTCATTTTCAAACTCCCTGTCACGTATACGTAACTTAGATTGACGAATTGTGCGAGCTGGTTTTGCTGGCACGACTTTTTCTGGCACTGCCTTGTAGTTAATAACAGGCCAAGAAATCTTGTAACGACCAGAGATAGCGTGACTATGATCACGCATTTGATCCATGATTTTTACTTCCAATGCTTTAGATTGTGCTTCAAGATCATTCATCATATCTCTGATTTCTATAATTTTTTCAGCATACGCTTCGGCTTCTGGCAAGTCAACTGTTGTTTTATCTGGATCATCCCAGATCGAGCTTGCCTCTGTTGGTTCGGTGATGTCATACCATTCGATAAAGTCTTCTGACTTGTATCGATCAAGCCTTCTTTGAAAGTCTGCAATGGATTCATGCAAACGTTCTAAGACTTCCTCGTCTCGCTGATACACAAAGACCTTGAGTTGTGTGCCTTTATATAACACACAAACAGCACCCCATGTGGCACCTGTAATATCCATTTGCATTTGCAATTGTAATGGTCCACGATACAGTGGTAGATTGTCTGCGCTTTCTACTTCATGCGATGTGAGTTTAGCTTCAATGACACCTTCACCATCGAGTTTAATTTTGTCTGCATTGACACAAATAATACCTTGCTCAATGTCAGTCATCACCTCAATGCCGTCACCATGAACAGTGCCATCTAATGAACATGCAATGGCTGCTGTCTTGTGAAAATAAGGTTCGGTATGGTCAAGTTTAGGATCGCTTAACCCAAGTCGTCTTGTTGCTTCTTCTAAGATTAAACTTTCCGTTAAGTTACCCCATGTCATAGCTTCATTGGTAATGTCCTCACGCACTGCGCCATTGATAAAGCCAATCTTTTCCTTGAGTAATTCATTGATTGTTTTATATTTAGATACACCCATAAGTACGGGTAATTCTGATGCTGATAATTGATCATCAGGCGTTAGTTTGCCAACTGTTTTGCCTTGTATGGTCGCCATGTTTTATATCCTTTCATAGATCTGATTGATTGAAAAAGTTGATTGACGTGGTGTTTTCTAAATGAATTGCCACGATAAGTGCGAATACCTAATGTATTCAGTCTTGATGCCATATCTATCTGACTTAATTTGCCGTACTTATTAATGTCTTCTAATATGGAAATCAAACGCATGTTATAAGCATGCACATTCTTTTGATACTGTTTAGCGCCCTGTTTTTGTATTACATGTATTACATTTTTAGGTGCGCCAAGTTGAACGCCACGAGCTTTAGCAGCAGCAAGGGCGTTCTTTGTATTGGATGCAATTTGTCGCCGTGTTTCCTCATTGAGTACGGCTCGAATATGCAACTCAAAGACAGAGGCCTTTGGAGACTCGGCCACAATAAGCCTGTCTCCAATGTTTTTATCCTCTAAGAATGAAGCAATAAATGACACTGATCGAGTTAAACGGCATTGTTTAGCTACAATCAAATAGGCTTTAGGTTGATTTCTCAATTCTAAAATCGCCATGTTGAGTTGTTCTCGGTCATTGTTTTTGCCAGATTCAATGTCAGTATATTCAGACATAATCAAACCGCCGTGTTGAGTTACATACGCATTGATGATTGAGCGTTGAGCATCTAAGCCAAGGCCTGATTCGCCTTGCTTATTGGTTGACACTCGATAGTAAGCAATAAAATTTGCCATGTTGAGTTGCTCCTTTTCATAGGTTTTTAAAATACTTCCAAATCGGTTTCGATGCATTCTTTGTTGGTCTTCAAATAGACTGAACCGCCGATAGTGATCTGCTCAAAGAGCTTGCCTTTTTGGCAAACTACTTCGGCAGGTAAAGGCCACCAGTGGTTTAAAAAGTCTTCGAGCTTGTCTTCAATGCATAAACCAACTAAAGAACCAATAAAGATACCGACAGCGAACCATCGGCACCCGTAAGAACTAGAGACTACTTTCATATCAATAGCCCTCAAAAAAGCGCTCTAGGACGCATGCAAGCACGCCCAGGACGCCAATAATAAACCACAAAGCAAAATATAAGATTAGATTTTCAATCATTGTTATATCTCCATAAATTAATAAACGCCTAACTAATGTTAAGCCCTTAGCAGCCTTAAAAAAAGCCGCTAAGAGTTAACACTAATCGTTTAATGATTCGCTTATGTTTAATAAACGCTCATGAAACTTTGTTAATTTTTGGTCGCCTCGATGTTTACAGTTTTTAATAAAATTATTGAGCAATTCATAACGGCCTTGTTTGTTAAGCTCGCCCAACCATTGCCAAATAGTACCGCCACGTTTTTGATAGTGTTTATAAAATATATTCATAATTACACCTCCATTTCATAAATTAAGTTCATGGCAGTGATCTCGGCACAAAACCAAACCACAGCATTATAAAAGAGTGATTTTGAACCAATGTTCTCCGTGACAAACTTAGGAAGATAACCCTGTTCAGTTAAAAATGTATCAATGATGTCGTGTAATTCTGAAGCAAAACGCTGATATATTTCTGTGGTTTCTTCGTAATAGATCATTCCATGCACGCCACCAAAGCAACCATTGCGTGCAATGTCTTGAAGTTCTGTTGTGGTGTAGTTTTCTGTTAAGTATTGTTCAAATGTTTTCATAATATTAATTTCCTATATGGTTTTTAAATTATGTTCAAGTTTATAGTCCCAAATTGCATCAACTATCACATCCCAATTGATACCTATATTGGCATCATGATGCTTTTTAATGTTACATAACACGTCATAACATTGATCATCGGTTAAGTCTTGCCCATTCTCAATTGCTCGAATGTCATCAATGTGCCAAGTAATACTGATACTTTTTGGTGTTTGTTCATCATGTGTTTTCATTGTTTTAGTTCCTTATCTTAGGTTATTTAATGAGTGTTTTTGCACGTGCTACAAAGTCTGAGTTCGCTTGCTCGTAACTATCAAAATAATGACCCCAGCATGTAGTTTTTAAATCCTTGCCGTCATAATACCAAGTTACAAACTCATGGACTGAATGATCACGCCAAGCAAGAATAATGCCGCCATTCTCAGTGATTAAATTGCGTTTGATCGTTGCGCCGTTTGGTAAAACTGTATTTGTTTTCATGTTATGTTTTCCTTTTCTTAGGTTATTAATAAATTTTACTACAATTGATACACTATTATAGATTGATATCAATTGCAAGCACTTTTTTTAAAAAGATATAAAATAGTTTAAATGGACTACGAACTGCCAAAAAGACCAAAGATAAAAGAAAAGGTTATTCAACCCGATCAAAGAAAATTCTGCGTGGTACCACTTAGAGCTGTTATCGATAAAGACTTAACACTAACAGGATTAAAAGTTCTTTGCTTGCTCGCTTCATATTGTAATAAGGCTGGCTTTACTTATGTGAGCCAGGGAAGGTTAGCGAATGATTTGAATGTGAGCGTTCCAGCTATCAATAAACAGATTAAACAGTTAGAACTCAAGGGATATATTAAACAGTTTCCTGGATATCATACAATGATTAAAGGAAAGACTAAGCGCATTATTTATGATGACAAGATAACCGATCGAGAAGCGGAACAGATCGCTGGCGTTCCAAAAGAGGATATAACTAACAAAGAAATTAAGCAGTTATATAACCAAAAGTATATAAAGAATAACAACGATATAGCAGAAGGTAATAAACCAGTAATGGTTAACCAATCAACTCAGAACGATAATGAGATAATAGCTAGTTTGTTTTCGTGTGTCTCAAAAGACAGTGATTTGCTAGCCCTAGAGAAGCTGATTAATAGTGGAATGAAACCCAGTGAGCTGAAAGCTAAGCTAGATAAAGGTATTAAACTATCTGAACTGCTCCCTTAATGTTCATATAGCTAGCCTTTTATTTCATGCTACTACCTTATAAATGCTCTAAAACCCTTACTGTATAAGGCTTTCATTTAAAATCGACCTTTGGGGGTGGGGTACCACCCCTTGTATACATATCCCCCTCACTCAAATTTTTCCCACTTTTTCTAGTCTCACCTTTGATATCAAACACACCTCCCTCTTTTTGCTATCAGAAAGTTCCGACCAGTTGACAATTTCCGAGCGTGTGCGACCACAAGAAGCACACAGCTCGATGTCGTCATGGGTAATCAGTTGACACTGATAGATACATGGACTTTCTACAGACATAAATGGTAACCAGAGTGATAGATAATAGAAGACCTAACCCGAATAAAAAAAGGTATTCAGATAAAACATCATAATGATGGATAGCTCTCGTTTATCTAGTAACCATAGTTTCTCACACTATGTCCGCTTCCACGATCCCTGATACCTTAGTGACTATACTGCTGTCGAGTAGAGAGTACCTCTGCGGTAAAACACGTTTATCCTGGTCTGTCGCTATCTACATTCCAGAGGGCTGGGTAATGGCCCCGTTACAATTAATATACTAGCATTTTGTTGTTTGGTCAATTTATAAATACTATTGACCTAGATATCAAATAATGATATCTTAAATGCAAGGAGGATGTGATGTTAGCAGAATTTATATTAGCAGTGAGTATGACTGGCTTACCAGAAGATATGAGATACATTGGCCACTTTACTAGCTGTGAAATGGCTAATTTATATGTTGAGCTAAATTATCCTGATGCAGAAGATACACGATGCTTACATGAAAAGTTTATGTATTTACCTGACAATTTTAATCGGAAAGTAATTACCACACATGACATTACGGGAATTCTACAAAATAGTTATTAATATCTTTAATGATGGAGAACCATTGCCATGGAAATATACACGTAAGGATGGTTACTGGCAAATGTCCAAAGGATTTTTAAGTTACGATGAAGGTAAGGCAGTGACAGCTGATGTTTATTTAAAGACAATCAAAGCAGCTAAAGAAGATAAGCTTGGATATAAGCAAGAAAAGAAAATACCTAAGCATAAGTTCAAAGTTCAAAATAAATATAAAGGAGATTGAAATGACTGAAAATGTCAAACCATTTTTAGTACGACTTACAGTAGATAATGTAGATCGACTAAATAAAGCAAAAGATGAGATGGAGTTGCCTAAAGCAACCATCATTAATAAAGCAATTGAAGAATATTTAACGAAAGACTTAACATCCAGGCTTAATAAAATACTATGACACCCACGATACGATTAGAGTTACCTTACCCGCCAAGTGTTAATAGTTATTGGCGAGCTAATGGTCATCGTAGATACATTAGTCCTGAAGGTGTACAGTTTGCAAAAGAGGTTGATCTAGTCGTAAAACAAGGTAGACATAAGTCGTTTGGAGATAAGTTAGTTGCAATGAGCGTGATGATACATCCCAGATCAAAACGTAAGTTTGATTTAGACAATACATTAAAGGCCATACTTGATGCGCTAATGAAAGCAGGTATGTATGATGACGATTCACAAATTGAATACATTGAGATTGCCCGTGGAGAGCAAGTAGAGAACGGAAAGGCAGTCGTACATTTGTACGAATATGAAGCGTGATTACACGAAGTTTATTGATGCAAACATTAACGGCACCAAATATTGTAGTTCGTGTAGTAAGCATAGAGATACAAGCGGAGGCAAATATAAAGTCAGTATGAATGGCAAAAGCCAACGCTGGGTATGTAGTGAGTGTTACAGAAGTCGTGTAACTGTTAAAAAACTTAAATAAGGAATGTGTTATGAAAAAAGTAAATCAAGTCTACATGACCAATGATTACGATATGTTCAGTTTTATTAGTGGCAACAGAGATGTAAACCTATTACACGTAGAGCGATTAAAAAAATCTATGAATGTTAAATACATCCCAGTCCCAATTATTGTTAATCAAAAACATCAAATTATCGATGGGCAACATAGGTTTATAGCATTAAAGTCACTTAAAATGCCTATCTATTTTGTTGTCGAAAAAGATTTGGATTTGAAAGATGTGCAAAGATTAAACACACATAGTTCTAATTGGACAGCAGATGACTATATGAAATCATATTGCAATTTAGGATATGAAGAATATCTTAAATACCGAGAGTTCAAAAATGAATATGGTCTATGTCATAGTGATACACAGGCATTGCTTACAGGTAATAATGTAGGTGGTGGTCAAAGTAATGCATTTAATGATGGGTATTTTAAAATTACTCATTTAAAAGAAGGAACTGAAATCGCTAAAAAAATGTTAGCTATTGGTGCATTTTATGATGGATATGCAAGGCAATCATTTGTGAAGTCAATGCAAATATGTTTTGATAATCCTGAGTATAATCACAATGAGTTTCTCAAGCGATTTAAGAGTCAATCATATAAGCTTATGGGTAGATCAACTTATGGTGAGATATTACCTGTAATAGAAGAAATCTATAATTACAATAGACCTCACGCATCAAGAGTGAGATTAACTTTACTATGACAAACGATCAAAACAAGACAAAGTCAGATTTTATTAAGGAGAAAACTATGGCTGAACAATATCAACCAAAACCTGGCACGGGTAGTGCATTTAAGAATGATAATAAGACAGAAGATTGGCATGCTGATTGGCGTGGCAAAGTTTTGTTACCTGATGGTACGGAACATTACTTAGATATTTATGACAACATAAGTAAAAGTGGCGTTTCCTACCGAAGTGTCAGAATTGGTAATCCTGTGGCGAACGCCAACGGCGGTCAAAGGCCAGTACAAAATCACGCACCAGCGAGTGCGCCTGTGGCTCAATCCGTTGACGAATTTGAGGACGATTTACCCTTCTAATGAGTGAGACTAAGAATAAAAACAAACCTATTCCAAGTCTTGCTGGCTATGGTGGTGTGCGAGCGCTTCAGAAAAAACTGGAGCGCAGTACAACCATTGCTGCCAATAGAGAGGCTGTTGCATACAGCCTTCTTTGTATGGCGAACACTAAAATTACGGATGTGATGGAGTGGGACCAAGATGGCAATGTTAAAGTCAAAGCAAGTAAAGATATTCCAGAACATGCATTACAAAGCATTAAGTCGATCAAGATAGATAAAGATGGTATGATAGCAATAGAATTTTGGGACAAGGTACAGACATTGCGATTGTTAGCTAAAGCTAGTGGTTTGCTAGATAACCCTGATGAATCAGATAAGCCGTCTGTGATTGGTATTAATGTTAAAGCACCAGAGGTAATTGATCATGACGAATCCTAAAGATGTCCAAGTTGGTGGCGACCATTACAAGCGACACGCTATTCAACCAATAGACATTATGAAAGAATACCTTTCAGATGAAGCGTACGTTGGTTTTCTGAATGGTAACATAATAAAGTACGCATTAAGGTGGAGAGATAAAGGGGGTGTTGAAGACTTAAAAAAGTTACAACACTATGTCGCCTTTTTAATCAACCATAAGGAGAATGCTCATGGATCTGAAAGCAAAGATTGAGCAACTGCGTGAAGAATTTATTATGGCTAATATGAATAATTCCAGAGTCATGGAAATTATTGATGAGCTATGGAAGGACAATCAAAGACTTCGTCAGTTGTTAAATGCAAAGATTGTGGATATAGATGATGAAGAATGAGCAATAAAAAAGACAGAAGTAATCGATCACTTGCTGGCCCTGGTATTGAATTAGATTTCAGTACTAGCCCTGTCGTTTATAACTTCTTACAAAGTAATAAGTTTGTACGGGGACTCATGGGTCCAGTAGGCTCAGGTAAATCTTACGCCTGTGCTGCTGAAATTATGATGCGTGCCGTTAGGCAAAAGCCATCCCCTATCGATGGTATACGATACACCCGTTTTGTTATTGTACGAAACTCTTATCCAGAACTCAAGACAACCACCATTAAAACATGGCAAGAGTTGTTTCCTGAGAATACTTTTGGTCCGATGTTATATACACCTCCGATCACTCATCACATTCGCCTCCCTTCCCGTGGTGATGCTGCGGGCATAGACTGTGAAGTGATTTTCCTAGCATTGGACCAACCCAAAGATGTGCGTAAACTATTATCTTTAGAACTTACAGGAGCATGGGTCAATGAAGCCAGAGAATTACCTAAAGCTGTTATTGATGGTCTTACTCATCGTGTTGGTCGTTATCCAACTCAGAAGGATGGAGGGCCTACTTGGCACGGAGTATGGATGGACACGAACCCAATGGACGATGACCATTGGTGGTACAGATTAGCTGAAAAAGAAAAGTTAGGTGGCAAATATGGTTGGGACTTTTTTAAACAGCCAGGAGGTGTTACGGAAGTAAGCGTTGATGAGTTACCAGAAAATCCAGAAGCTAACGATCATATTTTTTCAGGTGGGCGTTGGTGGAAAATAAATCCTAAAGCTGAGAATGTTAAAAACTTACCTAGTGGTTACTACATGCAAATGTTGGGAGGTAAGAACTTAGATTGGATCCGTTGTTACGCTGAAGGTAAATATACTTATGTACAAGAAGGTCGACCTGTATGGCCAGAATATGATGATCATTTGATGAGCGCAGAAGATGCAGACTATGATCCATCACAACCGCTACATATTGGTCTTGACTTTGGTTTAACACCCGCTGCTGCTATTGGCCAACGCCTTACTAATGGTCGATGGATTGTGTTTGATGAGATTGTGACTGAAGATATGGGGCTTGAACGCTTTGGTCAACAACTACTTGCTGAGATTAATGCGAAATATCCTAAAGCACAAATTATGGTATGGGGCGATCCAGCAGGTATGCAGCGTGATGCTATTTATGAGGTTACGGCATTTGACTATTTAAGAACCCTTGGACTACGTGCGCAACCTACGGCATCTAATAATTTTAAAGTCAGACGTGAGGCAGCTGCAGCTCCTATGCAAAGATTGATTGCAGGTAAACCAGGACTACTTATACATACAAGATGCAAACGTTTACGCAAATCACTTGCGGGTGGTTATCATTTCAAACGTATTAGTGTCGGTGCTGGACAAGAAAGATTCCGTGATCAACCTAATAAAAACGAACATTCACACATTGGTGATGCGTTTGGCTATTTACTTTTAGGTGGTGGTGAACATAAACGTATGACCAAGAGTCCATTACAGTCTAGTACACTTATTGCACAAACCATAGCAAGTGCGGACTTTGATGTTTTTAATTGATCCAAACTTTTTAAAAAATGAAATGCCTCATGTACAGGGCGGTTATTATTTGCCATTTCACATGGATCATTTGAATAACTTTCAAGGAATTATAGATTATGAATCTAAATCAATGTCGCTTGAAGATAGAACACAGTATATTAATTTACAGTCTCAAGCTGGTCCTTGTATTACTGCGTTCGTGCATAATGTGCCTTTGGCTGTTTTTGGTTGTGTTATCTTATGGCGTGGTGTGGGCGAAGCGTGGTCTTTATTTGCTGAAGGTGCAAGACGATATCCAATCGCCATGACAAAAGGTGCTAAATCATTTTTTGATAGCTGCGTGATATCATATAACTTGCACAGATTGCAAATAACTGTTAAAACATCAGATAAGCGTGCTGTGGCTTGGGCAAAAACTTTAGGATTCGAAGCTGAAGGCGTTATGCATAAGTACAGCGCAGATCAAGAAGACAATTTTATGATGAGGAGAATCTAATGGGTGGAATTATTGGTGGCAAACCTAAGGCCCCAGATACATCTGCTGCTGAAGAATCTTTAAGGTTACAGCGTGAAGAAACAGCCAGACAAAAGAAAAAAGCAGAAGAAGAACAACGTGATGTGCAAGAACAAATTGCGTCAAGACGTAAAGCATTACAACGTGGCGGCGCTAGATCATTATTATCTTCTGCTCGTTTAACACCAGAAGTCGGTATTGAAGAAGAAAAATTAGGAGCATAATATGGCTGCACTTGATTTTGGTATGGCAAAAGCACGTGGACTGATTGCCCCATCAACTCAGTATGAAACTGATGTTATTGCAAAAGCTGGCGGACGTAATGTATTTAAGTCTGAAGACTGGTGGAATAAACAGCTTGATATTGGTGTAAAAGAAGGTCGTTTTAAAGAATCAGTGACTGAACGTGTAGCTCCTGGAACATTTGCTGGGAGAGGATCTTTTCAAAATTTAGTACGCCAAAAAGGTTATGAATCAGCAACACCTGTCTATGAGGAACGTTATATTAGACGTAGCCGTGGTGCTGGCCCACAATACTTACCTATATCCACACCCAATGTTGATCCAAGACGATACATGAAACAGTCTTACATTGTAGGCTATGACGCAACAAAAACAAAAGATATTACGCAAAATGTATTAGATCAAATTTCAGCACAATCAAAACGCCAGGCTGAAACAATTAAAGCAGAAGGTGCTAAAGAACGTGCAGTCAGAAAAAGATTAACAAGAGGTACAGGAGGCTTGTTAGCTAAGGCACAAATTCCTGGAACAGAAGGGATGGCTACAGGATTACCTGTATTAGGTGAAGGTGGTCTTGGTATTGGGTCAACCATGTTAGGTCAAAGGCAGAAACTATAATGTATGACAAAATGCAAAAGAAAGTTAAGAAAGTTATGAAAGAATACAAATCTGGCGAACTTAAATCAGGCTCAGGAGCAAAAGTAAAAAGCCGTAAACAAGCCATTGCTATTGCGATGTCAGAGTCTGGGCAGGCTAAAAAATAAATGGAATTATACAAAGGCGCATATCCAACTCGAGATATTGAGCAAGTTAGACTGATTGAAGGTCAAGCTTTTTCGTTAGGATATGT